ATATAGCCCCCTATGGCAAGCCCCATAGCTAGGCTTTTTGCGAAGACGAAGACGATATGTAAACACGCACCCACGCACCAAAAAAATAAAACCACTTGGTTGTCGTAAACCAAAAACAAAAATTACAGGTTGTCGTCAACCATAGGTAACCAAATGGCCAAGAAGCTAATAAAACTAGATTACGACCCACAACCTAAACAGGCATTATTGCACAAGTGTAAAGCCAAGCAGATATTGTTTGGTGGGGCAGCAGGTGGTGGTAAGAGTCACAGTGGTCGTTGGGATATAATAGGTTTCTGTTTAGAGAATCCTGGTTTAAATGCTTTTATTTTCAGAAGGTCTTTACCAGAGTTAGATAGCAATCATATTCAGCCGTTAAAGATGGAGATGCCTAGTGAGTTAGGCAGTTTTAATGAAACTAGGAAAAGGTTTGAGTTTTACAATAAGTCTACCATTCAGTTTCAGTATTTGGAACGTGATAGTGATTGTGATCGTATTCAAGGAACAGAGATACACATAGCGTTGATCGATGAAGCAGGTCAGTTTAATGCGTATCAGCTAGGATATATTAAGAGTCGTATGAGGTTGGGATCATTTCAGCCAGTACAGAAAGATTATTTACCACGATTAGTTATGACGGCTAATCCAGGAGGACAAAGCCACAATTTCTTAAAAGCGTTATACATTGATCCATCGCCTAGTGAGACTTATTTTTACGATCATACGATGCGTGATCCTAACAATCCAAAGGATAAGGGTTGGTTGTCGATGTATATACCTGCCAAGATGACTGACAATAAATATATTGATCCCTCATATGCGAGTTCATTTAGTGGTTTGCCAGAGGAGTTAGGCAGGGCGTTAAGGGAAGGTGATTGGGATTTAGTTGTTGGCTCGTTTTTTGGTGATATTTGGAAACGTGATCTACACGTTATAAGACCATTTGACATACCAGATCATTGGACAAAGTTTAGGTCATTTGATTGGGGCAGTGCATCACCATTTAGTGTTGGTTGGTGGGCTGTGGCACAAGGGCATGAGACTATACCAGATGATGCTTTGATTAGGTATCGTGAGTGGTATGGAGCAGCAGGGCCGAATAGGGGCTTGAGAATGACTGCCGAAGAAGTTGGAGCAGGTATTAGGGCAAGAGAAAGAGGTGATGGCAACATAGATTTCTCTGTTGGTGATCCAAGTATTTGGAAATTTGATGGTGGGCCGAGTATAGGCGAAAGATTGAGTAAGTGTGGTGTTAGGTTTAGGCGTGCTGACAACTCTAGGGTTGCAGGTTGGGATCAGGTACGGCAAAGGTTGATGGGCGATGATGGAGTACCGATGATGTACTTTTTCAAGGATTGTGTAGATTCTATAAGGACATTACCAGTATTAACCCATGACAAGCACCGAATGGAAGATATTAACACAACAGAAGAAGATCACGCAGCAGACGAAATTCGTTATGCAGCCATGAGTAGGCCATTTACAAGACAAATGCCAGAGATTGACGAAGATATTTGGCGAAAGCCAACCATTGAGGAAATGATGAGTGGTTTAGATAACGCATCAAGACCAGGATCGTGGAGATTATAATTGGAATATGGATTTGACAGAGAACCAACTAAGAAAGCTGACAGGGCTGCTTATTGGAACGATCAGATAGTAAAGGCTAGACGTTTTGAGGAAAACTGGCGTGAACGTGCTACTGGTATAGTTCAAAGATATAGAGATGATAACGTCAATCGTTTTGAGCGTGAATCAAGAATGAATATTTTTCATTCTAATGTAAATACGTTAAAGTCAGCTTTATATTTTAAAACACCAAAACCAAAGGTCAGTCGTAGGTTTAAGACTAATGATCCTATCGGTAAAACCATAGCTACAGTTATGGAACGTGGATTACAGTATCAGTTAGATGTATATGACTTTGATAGTGCTGTAAAACGTGCCATTGAGGATATGCTTATTGTTGGTCGTGGTGCTATAAGGATGAGGTATGATCCTGTTATTGTTACAGGTGATCCACAACGTATTCCTATTAAAGTTGAGCCTATTACTGGTATTGGCGAGGTTGCTCCTGGTCAAATGGGTGAGGTACAGGTTGCACAAAGATTGTTTGATCCAGAGGGTAATGAAGTTCAGCAGGAAGATGTTAAGCAAGATGTCAGAGGTATGTTTATTGAGGGTGATCCTGTTGAGGAAATAGGTGAGCAGTCAATTAGATGCGAGTATGTGAACTGGTCAGATTTAACTATATCACCTGCCAGGTGTTGGGATGATGTAAAATGGATTGCTTTTAGGCATTTGCTTTCAAGGCAGGACTTAGTTGATTATTATGGATCAAAAGGTGAGCAGATACCTTTAACCTATAGATCAAGTGAAATGTCTGATTATCAGGATAATCCAGAACCAGATATGGCAGAGATTTATGAGATTTGGGATAAGAGATCAGGTAAGCAGATATTTGTTGCCACTACGTTTGATGAGGTATTAGAGGACTTTGACGATCCTTACAATTTAGATGGTTTTTGGCCTATGCCAGAGCCGTTATATGCAGTCTCCACTACCGACACTACCTTGCCTGTACCAGAGTTATTTATCTATGAAGATCAGTTATTTGAATTAGATTTAATTACACAAAGGATTGCAGCCTTAACTGAAGCCCTAAAAAGGCGTGGTGTTTACGATGCTAGTTTTTCTGAACTTATCAGATTAGCAGATGCAGAGGATAATGAATTTATTCCTGTAGATAATATGGCTATGTTACAGGCAGGTGGTGGTCTGGCAAATGTTATGCAAGAAGCCCCATTAGATAATTTGATAAAGGCAATAACTGCATTATATCAGTCAAGACAGGTTGTTATTGACACAATATACGAACTAACTGGTATCTCGGATATAATGAGAGGTCAATCAGCTAGTCGTGAAACGGCTACTGCACAAAGGATTAAAGGTCAGTTTGGGGCTATGAGATTAGTCAACAGACAAAGAACGATTGAGAAGTTTTTAGATAAAATAATGACACTAAAGGCTGAATTGCTTGTAGAGAATTTAGAGCCTAGTTTATTAGAAAAGATGACTGCGATTGCCATTTCTCCAGAGGTCGTTGCAGTCATGCAAGATGATAGATTAAGAAGTTACAGAGTGTCGATAGATACAGAAGAATCTGCTGCCATAGATAGTGCAATGGAGCAAAAAACACGCACAGAATTTTTAACAGCTATGGTTCAATTTTTACAATCTGTAGGGCCATTGGTTAGTTCTGGTGCATTAGGGTTTGACCAGGCAAAACAAATGTTATTATTTGCTGCTAGGGCATTTCCTGGTGCAAGAGAATTAGAAGAAAGCCTAGAAGCTATAGAGCCACCACAACCACAGGCAAATCCTGCTGATAAGTTAGTGGAAGTTGAGGGTGCTAAAGTACAGGCACAGACAGAACAGGCTAAAGCTGATGCACAGGTTAAAATAGCAAGACTAGAACTTGATAGGCAAAAGACAGAAGCTGATGTTGCATTAAAGCAGCAAAAACTAGAAATAGATGCAGCGAAAATCGTAACTGGCTAAAATGAATAACAGTGAAGCACTAGGCCGTATGGTTTGGCTTATGGGTCATTCTAGGCATCATGCTAGTTACAAGGTAAGTGATATTTACAGATTGATCTTACCTGCCATAGCTAATTATCAGTATCGTGTATGGGATGGTGATAATAACCCACAGGGTTTTATGATTTGGGCTTGGCTTACTGATGAAGCATCAAGTGAATATGAAAAAGGCAATAGCAACATAACTGGTCAGGATTTTGTCGGTGGCAATAATCTATGGATTGTAGAGGTTATTATGCCCTTTGGTAATGTTAGAGCCATGTTAAGTGAAAGCAGAAAATATCTCATTAGTCTTTATGGAAAAGGCACACAGATAAAATTTAGACGAACAAAGAATAACTTATTTAAAAAGGTGATTTTGTGATGGGTGATAGTCCTAGCAGCAATGATTCAGACGAATCCATAGAAGCACAAGAACGATTTGACGATCAACAAACTGGTAACTTTGGTGGTGGTAACACTAATGTAAGTGATCCAAGTGACTCTGGTGGGTTTGCAGGTGATACACCACAACAACAAGCCGTTTCAGCAGCAGTTTATGCAAGGCAACAACGTGATGTTGCTGACAAAGCTAGAAGGGGCGAAATTGAAGGTATAAATTTACAGCCTAGCACTCAAGATGTTCAAACTTTTGCAAGACAACAAGCTGACATAGATGAAAGAGGTTTTGATCCTACACAAGAACAGATTAATGTAGGGCCAGGAGATATATTTAATTTAAGAGAAAAAATTGCTGAAAACCTTAGACAAGGTGGCAAACCATCATTTGATGCTCAAGGTAATATTATTGGTGCTACAGGTTATGGCCCTGCTTTTGGTGGTATGGGTGTTTTATCTAGTATTTTACCTGATGTTACAACTTATACAGGGCTAAATGCAGGTAATCCATTTGGTGATTCAACAATCGGTGGCGATGATAATAATGAGCCAGAAATAATTAGAAGAAGAATGAGTGCTGAAACAGTACCCACAGAAAAAGAACTTGATCCTGTTTTATCTGACGATCTAGCTGTGAATTACTTGCAAAATCCTAATTTTTTATATTCTGGTATGGGTAATCTTTATCAGCCTTATGGTTATGCAAACAATACATTAGTTGATCTTTTAAAAACTAGGAATATGACACAACCACAACAAGCAGCAGCTAATTTAGGACTGTTTGGTAATCCAGGAGATTTTAGCTAATGCAGTTAGATATGGAAATGGCAACTAAAGCCTATGCACAGTTATCAGAACAAGAAAAAGAAATAGTAAGAGAAGCTGTAGATAGCCCTCTTATGGGAATACTTACGAAAGTGTTTGGTGAAGAATTTGTCCAGGCATTAGGGTCATTTAACAGACCTGCTCGTAAGATGGATGCAGAAATGCGTTCACAAGCAGCAAGGATGTTAATGAGATGAGTAAGCAGACTTTTATTCATGTTAACGGCAAACTTGTTGAAAAATCAGAAGCAATGAAATCTCATTCTGTGAATATTATGAGGGATATTGAGCCTTATCAAAACGTAAAAGATTTTGGTTGGATACAATCACGTTCACAGCACAAAGAGTTCTTGCGTAAACATAACTTAATTGAAGTAGGGAATGAACAAAATCATATTTTTAAATGACAGATAATTTAGAACAGCTAGAAGAAAGCACTCAAGATTCTGCACCAACAAGTCCAGAGTCTAATAATGAGTCAGCATCCGAGACAGTTCGTGAGACTATAAACAGGGTGTTGGCAGGTCAAGAAGTCCAAGAGAAAGAGGAGACAGAGCCATTACCAGAGCCACCAGAGCCAGAGCAACAAGAAGAAGTTACTAATGAGAGTGACGAGACAGAAGAAGTTGCTGAAACAGAGGTAGAAGAAACAGCAGAAGAAAAGCCTTTAGAAGCTATTGTACCTCCACAACATTGGCCAAAAGATTTTAAAGAAAGTTTTGAAAAGTTACCTGTTGAAGCACAACATCTGTTATTTGACAGGCATAAAGAATTAGAAGGTGACTACACAAAAAAAACTCAAAGTGTAGCTAAGTACCGAAAGAGACAAGAAGCCTTTGACGAGATAATGAAACCACATATGGATGATTTCTCAAGGGCAGGAATGGATGAGGTTGGAGCAGTTAGACAACTACTTGCAGCCCACGATTATTTGCGTAAAGACCCTAGACAGGCGATCCAATGGCTTGCTAAAAATTATGGGGTAGATATGTCGGAAGTCGGAATAGACTCAACCGAAGATGAATACGCAGACCCACAAGTGAAAGCATTGCAACAGCAAGTAGCCCAGTTACAAGGTTTTCTTCAAAATCAACAACAGACACAAATGCAAAGTGTTCAGCAAAACACACAGTCAATGATCGACCAATTTGCAGGTGAAAAAGATGCCAACGGCAACCCAAAACATCCACACTTTGATGAAGTCAGGGATAGAATGGGAGTTCTAATACAAGGCAATCAAGCACCAGACTTAGCAACAGCTTATGATATGGCTGTCTATGCAGACCCTAAATTAAGACAGAGTTTGATGGATAACTATGCTGAAACTAAGACACAGAAAAAGGTTAAAACCGAAGCTGTGGCAAAAGCTAAAAAAGCACAAAGATCAACTGTTAGGGGCAATGCTGCTCCTGCTGAAAAAGCACTTCCAACTGGTTTGTCTGTAAGAGACACAATAATGAAATCAATTCAACAAATAGAAAATAATGAAAGGGTATAAATTATGGCAACCCCAAATTTATCGGAAATAATCACCACAACTCTTAGAAATCGATCTAAAAGTTTGGCTGATAACGTAACAAATCATAATGCTTTGCTACGAAGACTAAGCGAGAATGGTAACATCTCTACTGTTACTGGTAGACAAATCGTTAGAGAACTAGAATATGCTTCAAACGGCACAGTTGGGTTCTATAGTGGTTATGAGACATTAGATGTTTCACCATCTGACGTTTTAACAAGTGCTACATTTGACTATAAACAAATGGCAGGAAATGTAACAATTTCTGGTTTAGAGCAAATTCAAAACTCTGGAACAGAAGCTATTATCAACTTGCTTGAGTCAAGAATTGGTGTACTTGAAAAAACTATGTCAAACACACTTTCAACATCACTTTATTCAGATGGTACTGGAACAAGTGGTAAGGAAGTAGGTGGTTTACAGTTGATAGTAGCTGATGCAGGTACAGGTACAGTAGGTGGAATTAACAGTTCTACTTATACATTCTGGCAAAATGCACAGACTACAGCAACAAGTTCTGCTTTTAGTACAACAAACATACAGGCTGACATGAATACTATTTATTTAAGTCTAGTTCGTGGTGCAGATAGCCCAGATTTAATTATGGCTGATACAAATGCTTATAAATCCTTTTTAGGATCATTACAGGCAATTCAGAGAGTTACATCTGACAGAGTGGCAACATCTGGTTTTACAAGTGTTCAGTATCTAAATAGTGA